TTATGTTGCCATAACAACTTGACGTTTTTTCGTTCTTTTAAGGTCTTAATAAATGCTCCGGGCTTGATCACGTCATTATGTGAATCAATATTGCCAAACATAGCACCATAGCCTGTGAACGAGCCAGTTTCATCTTGAAATTTGAAGTCTAAATTAAAATCTTTAGTCTCCATTTCATTTTTCATCTCAACTGGTTCTGTAATTTCGTCCGGTCCTTGGACCTCTTCTTCCTTATGCATTTTAACACCCGATATGCGAATGTTGTTTGTTTCAAGCTCTACTTTGTTGCCTTTTAATCCAGCTCTTACTTTTACTGGCAAAATGGCATCCATTTGTGCTTTCATTGGAGTGAAAAACTTTTCACCCTCAATAATAAATTCTAATCGAACATCATAAGTATCTGTTTCTAATACATTTGCAAGTATTGGTAAATCAACTGTAACTTTATTGTCAATCATCTTACCATCAAAACTAATGTCCATTCCGTTTGTTTCTATAACAAAGCGAGGTTTGACCCCTTTGTTTGAGACACCCTGAATTTCTACATCAAATGTTAATTCTTGGGCCTCGTCTAAAAAAATTGAGATATCGCTCATTATTTATTTCCTAATCTGTTATGCATATTCATATTTAGCCGGTTTACCTCCGAATACGAAAGCCTTTGAAGGTAGCCTTAATTGTGCTGACTTCAAATTTTATATTACCGATAATGTTATTTATGTTTTCAGTAACACGTATATAAGTGTTTTTTATTTCATAACGCATCTTATACCTTTTATACCACTTGTTGTTATTATAATTAATTTTGAAAGTTATTAAACTCACAATTCAATTACTTTATGACTATGACCCATTGTTACTGATGTTTTTGTATCACCCTTTATGTAGTTATGGATGTGATCATTTGTTTCAGATGTCGTTCCGCCTTCTGGATTTAATTTATGATAATGATTCAGCTTGGTCTGGGTTTTTACTTCTAATACATCTTCTGTGCTTTTTGGCTTGGGCTTAAATTCACGCTCTTTGTCAAATTCCTGTTGATCAAACTCCGTGGGAGCTTTTTCAACATTTTCTTCTTTGAGTTGCTTTAATTGAGCTTCATCTAATGCATCAAATCCTGCTAACTTGCGTTTTTCATTAATAAGTAAGAAGTCTGTCTTCTCTAATTTAGCATAAATTTCACTGCGCTTGGCCATAATAGCAGGGATTGCATCTTTATTGTATTTTAACAAAATATTATCGCCAAACATAGGAACTAACCAATGATTAAGTTCTTCTTGAATTAGATCTGCTTCTGGAATGATTGTATTTTCTACCATACTTAATCTTGCTTCAATCATATTTGCGAAGGTTGTATCACTGCCAATGTTAAGCAAAATAGGTGGAACTCTGAATGCTACTGCAATGTCACGGGCTGCCACGTTCTTACTTTCTAAATAATCCATGTCTCTTGGCGTTAACATCATGTCAATCCATTCTAAATCACCCTCAAATACCATTGGACGTCCAGCATTTTCTGGACCACCATGAACTTGATCAAACGATTCTTTAGCAATAGTGCGTTGATCTGGACTTAATCCCATTTTGGCTATTAAAGCACCACTTGGACGTGCTCCGTTTTGTAATAACCTCATATTCCATTCTGTTGCTTCATTATGTAAATCAATGCTATAAGCCGCTGCCGCAATAGGACTTTGACCAAGCCAATCATCTAATGGATTGAAATTTTTAATATGCATTATGTCAGATGCACCTGTGGTTTGATTTACTGGAAATTTTACAACATTGGACTTGGTAGAATTTGGAGTATATTCATAACTCTTTGGAATCATTAATCTTTCACCAGGAATAACCTTCATCTTGCCAGGTGGTAGAATATATAATTCACGGGGCAAACCATTATTGGGTCCAACAACTTGCATATAGGTGTTGCCGTCAATTTGCTTAAAGGACTCTAAACGGGAAAAGAAAGATACCTGACTTTGCATGGGATTTGGACGTTTTAATAAATCTAATAGCTTGCTTTTCTTATCAATTACCTTGCCAGTGCGTTTGCTTATTACTTGCCATTCTAATCCAGCAATGTTATCAGATATTTCTTTAATACATCTGTATGCTATTACATTTTTTTGATATGCTTCTTTTGCATACTGATCAGGTGAATTTGATGACCAATTTGCCGTTTTTAGATCCATGTCCGTGAAAATTGATTGATCTAACTGTTTATGTGACATTTTTGCCTCTAAATTGCGTCTCTGAGCCTGTTTTTGTAAGAAATTCATTGATTATGTGTCCTTTTATATCGTTATTTAGTTAAAAATCACAGTTGCCATATCTTGACCTCTGCGTGATTTAAGTTGAATAATTCACTAAAGGCATATACCATTGCATCCAGTCTGTTTGGACTGCGTTGATTGAGGGTTGGATCAAAATCACATATTTCATCTTCTAATTCTCTAAAAGACCCCACGTGATGTATTCTATTCTGTTCATACAATGCTGAAACAGGTTCTGCTCTGGATTGTTTAGATTTGAATGCCCTTACGCCTATTACTTTTATATTTCTGTCTTTATTGCCTATTAAATTCTCTGTCATTAGACCACCTTGGTTACTTTCGTAAACAATGCAGTCTGCACTGGAATCATGATATGCCTTTATGGCAGCGTTAACCCATTCGTTTGGACTGCCTTGCATGGTCTTGTCACTTAACAAATATCCTTGATCTCCTAATTTTCCTGCTACCACTATACCAGTGGCGTCAGAATCTGGATTGTTTGTTATGCTTGGGTCAACTGCGACAACTATTCTGTCAAATGCTTTTGGAATCTGCTTTCGTGTGATTCTGTTTTCATCGATGTTTGTTTGATTGAATAATCCAAACGGATTATCTAACAGTATTTCTGCATATAATTCTTGACGACCTAATCGAGTGCCCTCATATTTCTCCTTCCACTTATCTAATGTCTTTTTGGGTAGGTTTGTATTTTCAAATGAACTTCCTGTGATTAATAAAGTCTTTGGATCATTTGCTATTTGCTTTATCAATTTAGTTGGTCTTGGAGTTGTTGTGATTGCGATTTTTGGATGCTCTCCTAAACGCATACACATCTCTAACATATCCCATATTTCCTCTTGGTACTGAAATTTTGCTAACTCATCTACTAATGCATAATGAAACTGAGGACCACGCAAACTGTCTGGACTTTCTGCTGAGTAGGTCTGACATAAACTTCCATTTGGAAATTTTAATGTGTTATTACTTGGATTGTATTTGGGCTTGAACTTTGGATGTGACTGCTTCAATATTCCTGAATCTCCAAGGACCATGATGTCTCGAACATCTTTCGCATTCGCTCCAAGCAGACATATCCTGCATCCTGGATGACGCATCGCCCATGTGATGACGGCGTGACTCCCCATAAAGGTCTTTCCTTAAAAGACGGTACCCCTCTCTGACAGATTAGTGTGCAAAGAGGGGTCCGCCCCCGAACCCCCGGCCAGCAAGTGCGAGCAAATAATCCCATTCACCATCTGGTAATTGCTGTTTTGGTCGGCCGATGAATGTGATGTCATGCTGTAACGCTAATGCGGCTTCACGACTCAAGGAAGCAAAAAATTTTATTCTCTGGGCCTGGGGCAACTGCTTGACGATTTCTAATTTGGACATATTACTTGTGTCTATCATTTCTTTTCCTTCTCCTTCTGCATCTCTTTTTTGGCCCGTTTAAGGACTTCTTTTCCACGATTATTCGTTGAGGTAGAATTGGCATCGCTTGATACATTCTTATTGCTATTGAACTCCTTCGCGACGATTTGGGGGCCTGGGTCCTGAACCGTTGATGGCACTGTTTCAAACCGTTTGTGAGCCTTATTGCGATCATGACCGGTGTGAACAATGTCCGATCCGGTGTGAACTAAATTATCAAGATTCGTGTTCGGGGTATTCCTGGCCATATTACCACTCAAAAGGCTTGCACAGTTCGAACCCTCACCGATCGCCGGCACACCCGCCGGACCCTCAACTTCACCCTCTATCACAGTACCTACCAAGACGGACTCTAAAGCTCTATGGGCATCGGTAGCTAGAAGGTCAAGCTCTATAGGTCCACCGTCACGACCACTCACCTCTACGACGTTGGGTAACTGCTGATGCATAAATGGCATCGCTGTCTTCGCTGCCGTTATCCGATGTCGTATATGAACATCACTGTCGTTAAACACATCTATTAGGAACTCAAGGGGCGTCATCATATTAGGATCTTTAATGTAGCGGGTAGCAATTCGGCGGGTAGCGGCTGATGCAGTATTAAGCATGCCTTCTATCAATTTCGTGGGTTGGTTATCGTTGTTTAGTAAGCTCATAGTATTCCTTCTGTTATATCCATCTCATTATCATTATAGGACATATAAGTCTATTTAGCATAGTAATAGCCTTCAGCATCCAAAGCATAACGGATGCACCGCCTCAGCAGGATAGGTAGGCTGTATCTACTATATAGTTATATCACCCCAAACGATAGATAGCCGTTATCGAGCCGTTAAGGATCTTAGAAGGCATCGTTATAGCACCACCAAGGAAAACACGATTTTAGGGGCTCTAAGTCATTGATGGGCCTACTGATTAAAAACCAAGAAGGCAAGATAAAGTGAAAGCCAGGATAAATCATAAAGGGGTTATAAGAGCGATTAATCAAAGAGCCAAAACAAATGATGAAAGAGGGGAAGGACCGGTTGGTTAAATCTATGAGAGCCGGTCCAAAACCAAGGGAGTAAAAGATTGATTATCTTTACAATAGTATTTAGCACAGAAATTGATGATGAACGAAAGATATCTTGATGATGAACGAAAGATATCTTGATGATGAACGAAGGCATCTTGACTGCATCTTGACTGCATCTTGACTGCATCTTGACTGCATCTTGACTGCAAAAACCAAATATATCAGCCCGACATACTTCTTCGATGACAGCTGGCCAGAAAGGTCACTAAAAAGTGACCTTTCTTCGTGTCTAATGCCGTCAGAAGTATGTCATAAAAACTATGTAGTTATAA